CATTGCTCCCTTCGGAAATGGCTAAAGGCGGTAAGGTTCGTAGTATTGATGGTATTGCTCAACGCGGTAAAACTCGCGCACGTAGAGGTTAATTATGGCTAAGAAAAAAATTAAGCGGTATGACGATGGTGGTGATGTAGACGGCGGCTTGCGTGAAGTTTCCAAGAGTCGTTTTGACGAAGACACAAATGCCCGTGCCAAGTCTTTCACTGATTCTGGCTATCGTGCGGAAACAATGCCTGTAGAAAATGAACCTGCTCCTAAGGCTCGTTCACTAAGCTCGCCAAGCCCTGCACCTAAAAAAGCTGCTACAAGCTCGCAAGAAACAATCGGTGCGCAAGGTATGCGGGAAGCGCCTTCAGCATCATACGGTTCAGATCAAGTAGACCGTCAAGCCCCTGCACCTAAGACAAAACGTACCAGCACTGCAATGGCTCGTGCAGAAGACGAAACTATTGAGCGGATTAATAAAGCTGTTGCTGAACGTAATGCTAAAAAATCTGAAAGTAAGTCTTCTCCTAGTGTTTATTACAAAAAAGGTAATGCTAGGAAAACCGACATGGCAGAACAACCATACAAAAAAGGCGGCAAAGTTGGTTTCTCTCGTGGCGATGGTATAGCACAACGCGGTAAAACTAAAGGTCGGATGGTATGAAATCCAGCCGTGGTATGGGGGCTATTGCCCCCGCCAAACAACCAAAGACTAACAAGTCAGCGGTGCTTTTAAAAGAGGGTGGTATGGCTACGAAAAAGAATTGGATTGCTGGCGCTATCAAGAAACCCGGTGCTTTGCGGGCAGAATTGGGCGCTAAAAAGGGTGAACCCATCCCTGCAAAGAAACTAGTTGCGGCCGCTAAAAAACCCGGTAAAATTGGTCAGCGGGCACGTCTTGCCGAGACCCTTAAAGGCATGAAAAAATGACAACCACGGGTACCGTTGCGTTTAACCTAGACCTAGGCGACCTTGTAGAAGAGGCATTCGAGAGATGCGGCAAAGAGGTTCGTTCGGGCTATGATTTTCGCACGGCTCGTCGTAGTTTGAATTTGCTTACAATTGAATGGGCAAATAGGGGCATTAATCTGTGGACGATTGAGCAGGGCGTTATTCCACTTATACAAGGAGTTAATACCTATGACTTACCTACGGACACTATTGACCTACTTGAACACCAAATACGAACAAACGCTGGGCAACAAAATAACCAAACCGACATTACTATTTCTCGTATTAGTGTTTCTACTTACTCTACTATACCCAATAAACTAGCTCAGGGTAGACCGATTCAAGTTTGGATTAACCGCCAGTCAGGTGCAGATTATCCTACAGGAAATACCCCAGATCGTAAACCGCAAATCACTGTATGGCCCACGCCGGATCAGGGCACATTATCAAGCCCATATTATCAATTTGTTTACTGGCGCATGCGTCGTATTCAAGATGCGGGTAATGCGGTGAATACACAAGATATTCCGTTTCGCTTCCTTAATGCAATGGTAGCGGGACTTGCTTATTATTTGTCGTTAAAGTTAGAAGGCATCGACCCACAACGCATCCTTGGCCTGAAAGCTGACTATATGGAGCAGTACCAGTTAGCTGCTGATGAAGATAGGGAGAAGGCTCCGATACGGTTTATACCACGTCAGATGTACTTAGGGAATGGCTAAATGACTACGATGTTCGCATCTGGTAAGTTTGCTATTGCGGAGTGCGATAGATGTGGGTTTCGTTATAAATTGACGACGCTTAAAAAACTTACGATTAAGACAAAGAATGTCAGCATCAAAGTATGTAAAGAATGTTGGGAGATGGATCATCCGCAGTTACAATTGGGTATGTATCCGGTTAATGATCCTCAAGCTGTACGAGAACCTCGCCGAGACAATAGTTATTACCAGTCCGGCTATACAGGGTTGGATATATACGTGAATGGTGGTATTGGGGTGTTAGCAAATGGCACTCCAAGTGGGGGTAGTAGAGTGTTTCAGTGGGGTTGGAACCCCGTAGGTATGAAATATGATTTTAACGAAACACAAAACGATCTAAAAGCCAAAGGTAATGTAGGGCAAGTAACCATAAGTTAAGGAGCCAATCATGGCAGAAAGCAAAAAAGTAAGTAGCAAGAAGTCTGGCGGCAAGACTAATGAAGGTATGCTTGCTAACGGTCGTAGCCGTGAAAAGTTAGCTAACCAGTTTGGTTCAGTTCAACTCAAGGGTAAAGGCAAATAAAATGAATAAGAAAGAGAATCTTCCAGCACAAATTTATGCGCAGCCCCACACTCCAACCGGTGCAAAACTGGACGAAAAACTTTTGGGTGGTGGTGCGTTTGATTATAGCGATATGAAGACTGAGGGTATTACAACTCGCGGTAATGGGTGCGCTACAAAAGGTACAAAAGCTCGTGGCCCGATGGCATAAATAAATGAACTATATACAACTTCAGCAGGCAATTCAGGATTACGCAGAAAATACTGAATCGCTTTTTGTTACTAACATCCCCCGGTTCATTCAGGAGGCTGAAGATCGTATATACAATTCAGTTCAAATACCAGCACTACGCAAGAACGTCGAGGGTACTATGTCTTCAGGCAATCCTTACGTTTCATTACCAATGGATTGGCTTTCTAATTATTCTTTTGCATTGATTGATAGCACTGGTAACTATAATTACCTGCTTAATAAAGATGTCAACTTCATGCGGGAAGCATACCCAAATCCAAGTACTACCGCTCAACCTAGATATTATGGGTTGTTTGGATCGCAGTACAGTGATGTGAACGAGATGTCTTTAATTGTTAGTCCAACGCCTGACCAAAACTACCAAGTAGAGATGCACTATTTCTACTACCCACCCACGATTGTTCAAGGTCAAATCGTTACGTTTTCAGGATCATTTGCTGGTGGTACTGGATATACAAGCGGTGTTTATACCAACGTACCTATGACCGGCGGCAACGGATATAACGCTACTGCTACCATACTCATAGTTGGCGGTGCGGTGACTCAAGTAACACTTGATAATGGTGGTTCGCTATACGTGGTTGGTGATTCACTAAGCTTTAGCCCATCAACTATTGGGGCGGGTAACGGCGCAGGTTTTTCAATTACTGTGTCTACTATATCTAATGCTACAGGCACAAGCTGGCTTGGCGATAATTACGACCCTGTTTTGTTTTATGGCGCTATGCGTGAAGCCATGATATTTATGAAAGGCGAGCAGGATATGGTTGCTTATTACGAGCAAAAGTATGCGGAAGCCTTAACGCAACTTAAACGCCTTGGCGATGGTCTGGAGCGTGGCGATTCTTACCGGGATGGGCAGACAAAACTGCCGTATAACAAATTATGATCGCACAAGGGCAATGCACGGTATTTAAAACCAACCTACTAAGTGGGTTGGAAAACTTTGCTGTCGGCACACCCTATACATACAAGATAGCTTTATATACCAGCCTAGCCACGCTTAATAATTCAACCACTACATACTCTGCATCTAATGAAGTAACAGGTTCGGGGTATACGGCTGGCGGTAAAGTTTTAACCATTTCTCAGGTTCCTACTGGGGATACTTCAAATAACACTGCGTATATTTCGTTTTCACCAGTGACTTGGAATCCTGCTAGCTTTTCAGCTGCAGCTGCTTTAATATACAATAGCACTACTAACGCAGCAGTTGCGGTGCTTGATTTTGGCGGCACTAAAACTCAGAATGCGCAGGGCACTTTTACTATTACTTTTCCGACGGCGACATCGACTACCGCCATCCTCTCTATAAGTTAGGAGTACGTATGAGTTTTGAAAAATCTAAAATTGGGGATAGCGTCGCAGCATCGGCTTCTTTTGCCCCCGGTTCTACCGAAATGTTTGGCCTAGATGGTGTATATACAGCTGAGTGCTACGATGCACAGGGAAACCTGAAATGGTCTGACTCTATTGAAAACTTGACCACGAACGTCGGCCGTCAGAATATGCTGAATTCATACTTCGGTAATACTGGCGGCGGTGCTGT